AAGAGCATCAGTAGCGTTACTGCCTGCCTGTAGAGTAGTAGAGATTTGCTGTGATACAGAGGCCATTCTACGAGCCGCTGATGCACTGCCAACTACTGCCGCTTGGTCAACACCGATCATTGAGTACTCTACGTCATTCTTGAGACTTTTCAGGGTCTTAGACAGTTGTAGTGCGGTTTCCTTCGCTCGTCCGTGGGTTTTTACTGCGTCTGCTGTTGCAGATACTTGGAACGCTTCACCGATGATCTGAGTGGTGTTATCACGCGGAGTTACAGGAGAGATGGTTATTGCATTCGCGTCCGCTCCTTCCACTAAAGCCGTGTTCGTGCTTGGGCGTAAAGCATCTTCTAACCACTCGAATGTACGAGCGTGAATCTTCTCAGTTCCAATCAAAGATTGAAAAGGTGTAGCAGTTGGAGAGATCATGCTTAATACGTTTGATACGTCTTCAGCGACTCCCACTTGTTGATACGTTTGATATGTAGCCATGTTTAAAATTCCTATTAAAAAAGGGTTAAAAAGGTTTAGTCTTCCCAACCTGACACTAGGAAATCAGCAATCGCATCGAGGTCATTACCCTGCGGAGGATTGGCTCTGATTCTATCTCTGGCCGCTTTCTGCTTGCTGAGTTTTACATCAGTTTTAGAAGGAGGGCTTTTCTTAGATCGGAGTATCTTCGTAGGTGCTTTGGACTTCTTGGTTTTAGCTACTTTCTTAGTCTTATCAAACAGCATTGCTTTGTGTAGCAACTGGATCACTGTAGGATCGGTGTACTGATTGACTTCCTGTTCTGGTAGCCCACTTTGGATAGCATGGCTTCGGATTTCATTGTACAAATCCGTAGTCCAATCGGGTATCTCTCTCTGCAAAACCTCAATGCATTGCTTGGCGCTTTCACGCTGTTGCACTGCTTGTTTCTGTTGATAATCTGCGTAGAAAGAATCCGCTTCCTCAGTGAGAAACTTTAGATCGTCCTCTGCCGCTTTTGCTTCAGCACGTAAAGCCGCAAAGTCATCGGGTTGCATTTGCCTAGAGGCAACTAGCATATCGACTTCTTCGTAAGGCTTATAACGCTCTTGGGCGCGAGACAGCATAGCTTGTAGTGACGCATCGGCACGTTGCAAACTTTCGTCTGCCAGTTTACGTTGAGATGCAGTTTCTTGAGACTTTCGGGTTAAAGATGCTTCTTGTCCGTACAGTCGTTTGAGTCTCTCCGTCCACAATTAGTTCAACGATAGTTTCATCAGATAGATCAACTTCTTCTATCTCTTGTTCCTCGTCTTCACTAGTAGTTTCTTCTTGAGAGTCCTCTTGTTCTTCAGGGTCTTCTTCAGTCTCATCTTCCTGTTCGGTTTCAGTATCTTCAGTTTCCTCAGAATCCTCTACTGTAGTCTCTTCATTAGTAGTCTCATCTGTTGCCTCAAGGTTACCTTCTTCGGATGGCTGATCTTCATCAGCGTCCTTCCAGTTCCCTAGAATGGCATCAGCAGCATCATCTATTGATAATGGCACTGGATCTGAAATTAGGCGTTCTTGCACGTTATCTGTAGACATGGTGCTTATTCCTCTTCTTCAGTTGTTGGTTCGTCTTGCTTAGAATTAATTTGGTCGCGTACCTCTGCTTGTTGCCTTAGTGTGTTGACGATATCGACTAATGCTTTGTAGTGGTTATAGGCGTTGGTACGCTTATCCTCCTCATCGGGTGCTGAACCAAGGAATTCCTGGACACTGGAATCCACTAAACTATTGATGGTTCGGTTAAAAGCCTCAGTATTAAGTAACACTTCGGCATCTACACCTAGCTGTACTAGCTGTTCTTCGTTCATCTCTGCTCTCCTTTAAGAACATGGGGGTGGTGGTAAAAATGAATGGGTTATCCATTCGGGCTTGCGATAGCCGTGATCTCATCTGCTTGTTGTGCAAGCACAAGTTCAGCGGTATCTATTACTTTCTTATGATTTAGTTGTGATTCTTTAAGATCAACATTGTCTGATTGGATAGCAAAGTTGTTCTCTGCTTTCAGCTTATCTAGTTCTAGTTTCAACTGAGCATTCTGCGCTTGCATCTGCGCTTTCATTTCAGCAACGACAGTTTGACGCTCTTGCACTTCAAGCTGTTTCTTCATCATTTCTAACTGAAGTTCTTGAGCAGGGTCTGGCTGTTCTGGTGGTAGCTGATCAGGTGAAGTGAGGTAGTCAGCCACATTCTTAATACCACTCATCTCCATTACTTGGGAAATTAGTTGGTACTGGTTCTGAGGCGTGTACATCTTTTGTAGGCTTGGGTCAGACTGAAAAGTTTGGTGCATACTCATATACTTCTGGGCTTCAGCGTCTTGTTCTCCATAGCCAAGGTGCAACTGGACAGTCACATCTCGTTTATCAGCCCAATCGCTTGGGTTTATCTCAATGTACTCACCACCAATCTCTACGATCTTTTCTTGAGTCTCATTCTCAATGACTAACTGGTAGATAGCTTGATATAGAGGCTTCAAGAATTGGTTAGCAAAGTTACGCGCTATGATCTTCTGGCGTTGCTGAGACATAGTGGCTAACTGCTCTACTAGAGCGGCTGAATTTTGTTGGCTTATAGCATCTTTGTTTAATCCTTGTGACAAAGATGAAACACCAGTTGTCTCTTCACGATTATCATTAAGCATCGAGATAGTCTGGAAGATAAAGGGATTCAATGGAGACTGCATCATAGGAGATACAGAGTCTGGACGAGTCACATTTACAATGCCGCCTACACGGTTATCGATTAACTCTTTAGGATTTGTTAAGCCACCTTTCAAAACCATGTATCTAGGATTGGTAGTGACTACAGCATGATCCAAAATTGATCGAGTTAAAACGGTACGAGCATTTTGTGTAGCTATGATTTTCTGAGCAAAGTTGTTGCCATAAAAGGCGTGAGGAATCGGTAGTGGAACAAATGTAATAAAGGGTTTTCTATTAACCTTCTCTTTATCGAGTAGCACATTACCGGCTTTTATTATCTTATAGAGTTCTGCAACTCCCGATCCCTCAACGTCTAATTCTATGTAGGCTTCATGTACCATTACTGAGCGTATCTGGTCTTGGTAGCCATGTGAGTTATTGTTTGTGCCTCCAGAGGTACTGGAGTGTCTTGCTAGTAATTCTGGGTCAGTCTCAAGATCAACATCTGAATGACTACCGATTTTCTTTAGTAGTTTTTCTGGATAGCCGTCTAGACGTAAATCTGAAATAGTCTTCTTAGTTCTGTGGGCGCAGAAAAGAACAGTGTCTAAAGATTTTGCTTGTGGCTCTATCAGGAATTCTTCTGGCGCAATGTTTTCAATAACGACTTGGCTAGTGTCTCTAGTCTTTAGGATTTCTCCTGTAAATAAGCCTAGTTCGTCTTCTTCATGTTCACCCAGATCGACTCCCTCTTGTGCCAGAACCATATCAAGCTGATCACTTGTTAGGTCTTCAAAGTACTCAGTAGTTGTTTCAGACTGATCTTGCCAAAATACTTTAGCTATGCCTGCGCGAGAAGTAAGTCCATCGTGGATTACTGCTGAATTTACTGAATATAGGTCATTCTGTCTAAATGCTACATAGTCAGTATAAGAAGTACACACAGCCGCCATCTTTGTATCATCAGCGCCTTGGGGTGCAAACTGTACTGTCTTGTTGCCTGCCGAAAAAGTTTCGAGCAATGCCGCAGACATTGACTGAACTGCATCGTATACATCTAGCGAAACGTACTTAGAGTTGCCATCATGTGTAGGCTTGGGGAGCGTACCAGAGTAGTAATCCATGACGTTGGCTCTCTCTGATGAGAGTTCGCTGTCGTGGTATCCTACTGATCGCCCAACATTATCATCAACCAAGGCAACTATCTCTGTATCGGATAATTTCTTGTAGTCTTTTTTCTTAGCCATATTTAAACCATTTCAATATAGTATGAGTCAGTAGATTCGATGGGTGTCCAAGCACCTTCATGGACATGATTTGCAAATGCCAAAGCCATTACACAATCGTCAAAACACCCTGCTTCAGCTTGCATAGCACCGCTTTCTGTGACGATGTAAGTCAACATCTCGCGGAGTGTTACTTTGCAATTAATTTCTAACTCTTCCTCTCTCATAGAGGCTCTGAGTTGATCAATGATCAGGGGTTTTGTTTTTGCAGTAGTAGTGAAACCTAGCTTTGTAGTTTCTCTGTCTGTTAGCTTATCTAACTGTGTTTCAGTGTAAAAATTGGGGTAAGCCATATCTTTACCTAATCGTGTACACGTTAGGATTCCATGCGAGTTGTTCTCAACACAGATAAAGGCTTCATTAAAGTATTCACCCAAGGCATATAGAACTTGAGCAAAGTAATCAGGGTGTACATGG